ATGGGTGGCATTGCGGTCTATATCGATACGGAGAATGCAACAAATCCAGATACTCTCGCTAACATGGGTGTTGATGTGGCAAGAAGATTTGTATTCGTTCAATCTCCATGCACAGAGGAAATCCTTTCTGTAATAGAAAGCACTATCCTCAAAGCCCGCACAATGACAAAAGACGTTCCCGTTACCGTTATATGGGATAGCGTCTCTCAGTCTTCGCCAAAGGCTGAGTTAGAGGGCGACTATGATCAGAACACAATCGGTCTTCAAGCTCGTGTTCTATCAAAGGGTATGCGAAAGATTGCCAACGTTATCGGTGGTCAGAAGGTTCTATTGGTTCTCGTTAGCCAACAGCGCCAGAAGATTGGTGTAATGTTCGGTGATCCAACAACTACATCTGGTGGTATGGCAATACCATATTCTTCATCTGTCAGAATTCGTCTTGATGGCGGCTCTGCAATTAAGGATAAAGATGATAATGTTCTTGGCATTAACGTAACGGCAAAGACCATTAAGAACAAGGTAGCAAAGCCTTTCCGTAAGGTTGGTTTCCGTATCTTGTTTGGACGTGGTATCTTTGAAGAAGAAGAGATATTTGATCTTCTTCGTGAGCATTGTAAAAATGCAAAGAATGGCGTTATCGTAGGAGACAAGTCTGTATCCATTGCTGGAGATGGTGCTTGGAAGACCTTTACCGTAACTGACAATAGAACGGGTGAAGTAGGAACAGAAGTTAAATTCTATAAAAACGAGTTTGCACAGAAAGTTTTGAACAAGCCGGAATATTCAGAGTATGTTAACGCCTTGATGGATGCTGCACTCATTATCAGCGGTAATGAGAAACCAGAGGAACATATCACGTATGAGGGTATGGCTGATGGTGATGTTAGAACCGCCGACGAGTTAAGCGCCTGATCATAACACACAACACATAACACCCCAAAATAAAGGCGGCAATCTAAACTTTAGAGATAGAGTTATAAGATTATCGCCTTTGTTCTTTCTACAGGAGAAATATGAGTAATAACAATATAAGTGATAGCATAGCACAGAGTTCATATAGAACCGTTGATAAAAACTGGTATGATCCTCAAATACCAAAGGTATCCAGAACAATCAATATCAAGTTTAAGCTAATGAATGAAAATGCCAAGCTCCCTCATGCAGTTAGAGATGGAGATATTGGTTTTGATGTTTATTGCGCTGAAAACATTAATGTTCCGGCTCATGGTTTTGCCAAATTGTCAACCGGTATTCAATTAGCAGATATGCCAATAATGGATAATGATCGTAATCGTATCTTTATGAAGATAGAGGGACGTAGTGGATTAGCCAGCAAGGGAGTATTTCCTGTTGGTGGCATTATAGATCCAAACTATCGTGGTGAGATAGGCGTTACCCTCGTTAATCATAGTGCTGCGGATATGGTATTTAGCGTTGGAGATCGTATTGCACAGTTGGTAGTTTACAAGGTATCTACTGCTGGTGAGGTATTAATGGTTGAGAGCGATAAGGTAACTGAAACCAATAGAGGTTCTGCTGGTTTTGGTTCGTCTGGCAAGTGAAACATAAGAGATAAAAAAGAGAAACGCCGCTCGGGATTGATTTCCAGGCGGCGTTTTCAATTGGTATATCAATTAAATCAGGTGGTATATGTTAAGTCTATGTCCCAGCCAACCACAGAAAGACCGATAATAATCATCGACGCTTTTAACAATTTTCTTCGTCATTTTTTAGTTAATCAAGAAATAAATCTCCGTAGTCAGCCGGTTGGTGGAGTGGTTGGGTTCATGAAATCGGTTGACTACCTTGTTGGAACCTTCTGCCCATCCCGTGTATACGTTGTCTGGGAAAACGGTGGTGCGTCTCAAAGGCGCAGACACATTTCCCCCGAATACAAGGCGAATAGAGCCAAGATGAAGGAAGTGAAGAAAATCCAACAAGGCAAGGAGAGCATACGGGATGTTTTGGCATTGGATGATGAAACAAGGGTTCAACAGATCACCATGCTAACAGCTCTACTCAAGAGCACACCCGTATGTCAGATTTACGTGCAAGATACAGAATGTGATGATATAATTGCATATCTTGCTCAAGATAAACTACGTAATGTAAACGCCAAAAAGATTATCGTTTCTAACGATAAAGACTTCTATCAGCTATTACATAATCCATTAATAGAAATATATGATCCTGCTACCCGTAAGATTGTAGATAGTAAAGAAGTTATTAATAAGTTTGGAATATCTGCAAGAAACTTTTGTTTAGCTAAAACCATAGCTGGAGATGATAGCGATAACGTAGCTGGTGTCCCTGGTGCGGGGTTCAAGACGGTAGCTAAACGATTTCCTAAAATGGCTTCCGAGGAAGAGGACGTAGATATAGCTACCATCATTTCAGAAGCCCGTGCTGCCAATATAGGAAAGAAGAAACCTATTGCCATATATGACCATATATCCCAATGTGAAGAGTTATTAAGACGTAATTGGGATTTGATGTATTTGAACAGTAGCAACATGAGTGCCAGTCAGATTAACAAAATAAATTACATTGTAGATAATCATGAACCCAAGATGGACAAGCTTGGATTGATTAAGACAGTTATGGAATGCGGGATTAATACAACCTTTGATTATGACCGCTTTTGTTCTCAAATGCGTAATTTTATAAGGTAATTTACGAGTTTAAATTAAATTTTGGAATTGAGTAAAGTAAGGTAGAAAGAACCCATGAGCGTAGTATTTATGAAAACGATGAGTGTTGAACAGACTAAACCGGAGCCCTCCAAGGCAGAAGCTGGAAAGCATTTCTCTTTTGACAAGAGCTTCCAAGAGAAGATTGTCCAAGCCTTCCTGATTGACAGGAACTGGGCATCTCAGTTTGCAGAAGTACTTGATGTGAACTTTTTCCAGTTCGCATATCTCAAAAAGATTGCAGACACTTATATGTCTTATAACAAGAAATATAAGGAGTTCCCTTCAATGGCTCTACTTGCTCAGATTATTGCTTCTGAGCTAAAGAATCCATCAGACGGCATTCTTCGTTCACAAATCCATGATTTCCTTCTACGTGTAGAAGAGAACAAGGATCTTGGTGATCTTGGTTATGTCAAGGAGAAATCACTTGACTTCTGTAAGCGTGCAGGGCTCCAGAAGGCTCTAGAAGCCTCCATTGAGTTCATTGAGACAGAGAAGTATGAGAAGGTTGTAGAAACCATTAAATCGGCTATTAATGCCGGTAATGAGCATTCCCCAGGTCTTGAACTTAGAGACGATGTTGATGCTCGTTATAGCGAAACCTTCCGCAGAACTGTAGCTACCGGCGTCAAACAACTTGATGAAAAGAAGATCCTTAATGGCGGTCTTGGTGCTGGCGAACTCGGTGTAATCATTGCTCCTACAGGGGTAGGTAAATCCCACCTACTTACCCACTTCGGGGCACAGGCTCTCCTTCAAGGCAAGAATGTATTGCATTATACGTTTGAGTTGAATGAGAGAGCTGTTGGTGTTCGTTATGACAGTCATTTGCTTGGTATTGACAGCATTGATTGTTATGACCACAAGGAACAGATCAAGAAGTATTATGAAGATAATGCAGAAACTCTTGGTCGTTTGAAGATCAAGTATTATCCAACTGGAACAGCAACAATCAATACCCTTCGTGCTCACATTGATAAGCTTGCAAATGAAGGTTTCCGCCCTGACGTATTGGTTATTGATTACGCTGGTATTATGCGTTCTACAGAGAAGTATGAGCTTCTTCGTCTTGAACTAAAGAAGATTTACGAAGAACTTCGTGGCTTTGCTAATGAAGTAGATATTCCAGTATGGACAGCTTCTCAGTCAAATAAGGAAGGCGCTAACAAAGATTACGTTGACCTTACAAATATGGCAGAAGCTTATGGTCAGGCACACGTTGCGGACTTTGTTCTCGGTCTTGCAAGAAAGAGCATGAGCAAGAGCACAGGTTATGGCAATATCTTTATTGCAAAGAACAGAGCCGGTGTAGATGGTGTTCAATTCCAGATACACTTGGATACCGCCCGCTCTAAACTCCGTATTCTCTCTGAAGAAGAGTTTAATAAGATGAAGTCCGATCAGGAAGAACTTGAAGATGGTAATCTTAAGAACTTCTTCCGTGAGAAGATTAGAGATTTCCAGAAAAATCATTGAGGTGTTATATGTCCCTATTAGATCGTCGCATCAATTACAAGCCATTTTCATATCCACAAGCGCATGACTATTGGCTTAAGCAGCAGCAAGCACATTGGCTCTCTTCTGAGGTTACTCTTAATCAAGACCTTCTTGATTGGAATATGAACCTTACCCCCTCAGAGAAGTCTATCATCGGCGGCATTCTAAAGGGATTTACACAAACCGAAATCTTTGTCAACGATTATTGGTCAAATAAAGTAGGTCGTTGGTTCCAGCATCCAGAAGTTGTAATGGCTGCTACAACTATGGCTTCTTTTGAAACCATCCACACTCAAGCCTATTCCTTACTTGATGAAACTCTTGGATTTGCCGATTATAAGGCTTTCCTTGCAGAGCCAACCATTAAGGCAAAGATTGATCGTCTTGTAGAAACTGGAAATATTGATACAACCAATATGACCACAGAAAAGAAGATGATTATGGCTAAGTCTCTTGCTGTATTCTCTGCTTTTACAGAAGGCGTCTCTCTTTTCTCTTCATTTGCTGTTCTTTTGCATTTCTCTCGTTATAATAAGATGAAGGGCATGAGCCAGATTGTTACATGGAGCATAAAGGATGAAACGTTGCATTCGGAGTTTGGTTGTTATTTGTTTAGAACATTTATTGAAGAAAATCCGGAAATCTGGACCGACGAGTTCAAAAAAGAAATCTACCAAGCAGCAAGAGATACTGTGGCTTTAGAAGATAACTTTATTGATAAGGTCTTTGAACATGGAAACATTGAAGGTCTTAGCAAGGAAGATTTGAAAGATTTCATTCGCCACCGCACAAATATGCAACTTGGAAAACTGGGTTTAAAACAAAACTGGAAGAATGTAGACAAGGAATCATTGAAGCGTATGGAATGGTTTGACGCTATTGGTGCTGGAGTTAGACTTGATGATTTCTTCAGCGTTAAGCCAACGGACTATAGCCGTGGAGTTGTAAATTTTGATGAAATGTTTTGATCCGCAAACCTTAATAGGCAATAAATTCAAACGTTTTATCGTGACAGAATATCTCGGTAGGAATGAACACAAAAGACATTTATATAAATGTTTATGCGAATGTGGTAAAGAAAAAGTTGTTACGAAAGATAATTTGTTTAACAAAACAGGAAGTTGTGGTTGCTTAAAACGAGATTTAAACCTTAAAAATAAAGGAGTAACAATAGAAGAACGGTGCATTAAAGGATTATATAGCCGGTATGTTGCTCATGCAAAAAATAAAAATGTTCCGTTTGATTTGACATATGAAGACGTAAAATATCTTATATTTTCAAATTGTTTTTATTGTAACTCGCCACCAAAAGGAAAGTTTCTTCAAAAAAGAAAATATGAACAAAGAGCTATATGTTATAATGGAATTGACGAAGCTAATATTGGGCAAGGATACACTAAAGATAATGCTTTGAGTTGTTGTTGGACTTGCAATGATTTAAAAAGCAACAGAGATAAAGAAGATTTTCTAAATTTGATTAGAACGATATATATTAACTGTTTAGGGTAAAATATGAAAAAAACATTAGAAGAATTAAAAGCAATAGGCGAAGCTCCAGAGTGGCTAACTGCTGATGCATTTCAAACACTCCGTGGCGGTTATTTGTTGGGAGAAGAAACCCCAAAAGAGATGTATCGTCGTGTAGCTGGTAGCGTATCTCGTTCTCTTAAGAAGCCAGAACTTGAAGATAAGTTCTTTAATATCATGTGGAAGAACTGGCTTTGTCCTTCTACTCCAGTTCTATGCAACTCTGGCACAGATAGAGGTCTTCCTATTTCTTGTTTCTCTTCATATATGGCAGATGACACATATGAAATCCTTGAAACACTACAAGAAGTAGCAATGCTATCCAAGTATGGTGGCGGAACAGCTATCCACGTTAATGATATTCGTGCTAAAGGTGCTCCAATCTCCAAAGGTGGACACTCAGATGGTGTAGTTCCATTCCTTAAAATGGCAGATAGCGTTATTCTCGGTATCTCCCAGGGTTCTACTCGCCGTGGTGCTTGTGCCGCTTATATTGATATTGAACACGGTGATTTTGACGAGTTCCTTCAGTCCCGTAGACCAACCGGCGATACCAATCGTCAATGCCTTAATCTTCATCACGGCGTTTGCGTCTCAAATGCCTTTATAGAGAAGGTAAAAGCTGGCGACACAGAAGCCCGTAGACGCTGGAAAGAACTTGTTAAAAGCCGTGTAGAGACAGGAGAGCCTTATGTTTTCTTCTCTGACAATGCTAATGATCAAGCACCAGAAGTATTGAAGAACACCGGGATTAAGCTTAAGGGCTCAAATCTTTGTTCAGAAATCTTCCTCCCAACAGACAAGGATCATACCTTTGTTTGCTGCCTTTCATCCCTTAATCTTGCAAGATGGGATGAATGGAAGGATACAGATACAGTTCAACTATCTGTATGGTTCCTTGATGGTATTATGGAAGAGTTTATCCAGAAGGCGGCTAACTTGAGAGGATTTGAAAGAGCTCTTCGTTTTGCTCGTAAATCCCGTGCTCTCGGTCTTGGTGTCCTCGGCTTACACTCATACTTCCAAAAGAATATGATTGCATTTGACAGCCTTCAAGCCTATCTCCAGAATAAGATCATATTCAAGAAGATTAGAGAAGAAGCTGAGTTAGCTACAGCAGTTCTTGCTTCTGAATATGGTGAGCCAGAGTGGTGTAAGGGTTATGGCAGAAGAAATGCTACTCTTATGGCTATAGCTCCAACTGTATCAAACTCCCTTATTGCTTCTAACGTATCTCAAGGTATTGAACCATGGATTGCCAATGCATTTGCTCAAAAGAGCGCAAAGGGAACATTCGTAAGAAGAAATCCAGAACTTGAGAAGCTTCTTAAGAGCATTGGACAAGATACCGATGAAGTTTGGGGTTCAATTCTTAAGAATGATGGAAGTGTTCAGCATTTAGAATGTTTAACCGCTGAACAAAAGGAAGTATTCCTTACTGCAAGAGAGCTAAATCAGTTTGCTATTGTTAAGTTGGCTGCTGAAAGACAGAAGTTTATTGATCAAGGTCAGAGCATTAATATCTTCTTCCCAGCTAACAGCGATCCAAAGTATATCAATCAAGTTCACTTGGAAGCAGCTAATAGTGGTCTTAAGAGCCTTTATTATCTTCGTTCTACATCTGTTCTTAAGGCAGAACAAAATAGTAATGCGGTCTATAAGAGAGAATTAACAGAATGCACATGGTGCGAGGGCTGATATTATGACAATAAGAGTATTAGACTTAAGAAAAGAACAAGTTAATCCATTTCCTCCAAAAAAAGGAGCAGATGGCAAGGTTGTAAATACATCAAAAACCCTTAAAGGTAAAACAGTTTGTCGTGATCCAAAAACAATAACCGGTATAACCATCCATCAAACTGCTTGTGTATTCGGTCCTGCAAACGATAGAGAAAAAGCCTATAGACGTGCTTTGGGTATTCCAGCCCATGCAGTAGCATATAGAGACGGCGTATATGTTATAACAGCGCCATTAGATTGGTATCTTTATCATGGAAACGACCTTAACTCATTCTCTCTTGGATTAGAGTGTGAAGGTCATTATCCAGGTTTATTAGACGACCCCAAGACGCCTATTAGAGAAGACATACAAACAACATGGGGCGGAGATCCAACTCCATTGGATGACAAGGCTATAGAGACGTTTAGAGCCGCTCTTAAGTGGTTAGTTGAGAATGGCAGAGCCGCTGGTATGCCAATAGAATATATCTGGGCACACAGACAGAGTAACGGTCAGAAGCCATCAGATCCAGGCATGGGAATATGGAAACACGTTGTATTAGAATATGGTGTTCCAGTATTGGGATTAAAAACCCAAACAGATAAGTGCTGGAAAGATGGAAAGAAGATCCCAACAAACTGGGATCCTAATGGCGTAGGAAAGTATTGATTAGCTCAATATTTAAAAGATATGTATGAAGATTTAAAAAAACTTCTTGAATATCTTATAGAAGAAGAGTTAGAAGAACAAAATGCTTTAGGTGGTGGTGGAGTGGGAGCTACATCATCCGGTTTAGCATTGGATGCAACTAAGTTTAGACCACCTCCAAAAAAGAAACTTGAAGAAGTAAATACCGTATTCGGTTCATATGACTTATTTTCCGCAATGGAAGATAATAATAGCGGATTTGATTCTATTGATGAAAATGAAAACAATTTTGGAGAAGACAAGGGAGATGATTCTGAAACTCCAGACTCCAAATCAAAGAAAAACAAATCACAACATCATATCAAAAAAAATCACAAAAATAACAAAAAGAAAAATATATACACAGATATAATGTGGAAATATGCCGATCTTCCAACAGGGCAATTGCCACAATTGAAATATACTGCTTTGGAAGAACAAGCTGTTCCAAAAAAGAAAGCTGATAGAGTCCGTATATTTCAAGATAAAGGTCATCCAATGAAACAACAATCATTGGAGGTTTTGATTGATTTTATAAAGTTCTGCAATAGTATTCTTAAATTAGAAGATATGCCAGACATATATCTTCACACAGTTAAAAAGAAGGATATGACAACTGGTATGTATAATCGTGGTGAGCACATGATCCACGTATTAGTTGGCAAACGTCTTTTAGTAGATGTTTTAAGAACGATTGCTCATGAGTTGACCCATGCTCGTCAAGAAGAAGCAGGATTACTTGATAAGCATTTAGCAAATGTTGATCCTATGGACGAGATGGGAGACATAGACACAATATATGAGAATGAGGCTTATACGTTAGCTGGCAATATTGTAAAAATCTTCTGCCGCAAGTATCCAAAGATATCAAAAGACGAACTTTATCAGCTTAATGAAGCACGTAAAAAATTGTGATAAAGATCACGGTTGACACCTATATTTATTAATATGGGGGTATGTTATGAAAAAGGTGTTATTGGGTTTATTGGTAGGGATGGCGCTATTATTTAGTTGCCATAGTAGTGCGCCTGTCCGTAGAGACAGAGGAAGTCCGCCGCTGGAAACTGCTGTAAGAGCAACGGTTGCCTTCGTAGAAAATAGAATAGAAACTGCCGCTGATCAAACCGCACAGGTATATTGCAGCGGCTTTTTTGTTTCTGAAACAACAATCGTAAGTGCATTACATTGTTTCCAAAGTATGCGTCTTGTTCGTTTGGGAGAATCGGTTGTTCAAATACCAACCATCCTCAATCCAACTGGAAACGTAGTTCAATTTGTAAGATATGGTGATATCAATATGCTAAATCGTCGCTTCATCAATGACGAACTTAATGAAGCAAGAGTAGCTTATATTGATTCAGCAAACGATCTGGCTATATTAGAAATTCAGGAAAATACAAGAAGATCAGATTATAGCCTAATCATCCAAGTAGGAAATCCGGAGATAGCTCAAAGAGTATATTTGGTTGGGCATCCACTTGAGTTAGTTTGGTCCGTAGTAGATGGCATAGTATCCAGAAACATTATTGTTGATGGTGAACTAGTCAATATACAAGCTTCTATACCTCTTATTGGAGGTTTCTCTGGTGGACCATTATTGCTTCCAAATGGTAGAGTGATTGGCGTTGCAAGTTTATATATTGGCAATATGCATCACTTATCAATATTTGTTGCTCCACGTCCTATTGTTAATGGATTATTTAAATATGAAATGAGTAGAAATCACGAAACACGTAGATGATATACTATCTTATTAAATGATGCTATAATCTATTCATGTTTGAACAGTTAAAAAACTTATTTTCTCGCAAGAAAGAAAAAGAGAAAACTATATTAGAGATTGTTCAAGATGCTCCAATTGGAATAACGTTAAAACTCAAGTTTAAAGATCCAAGAAAACTTGGCTTAATAGATCCATCCGGAGCATTAACAAAAAGATATGATCCAGAAGACTTGGATAAAAGAGTTCTCATTGGCACGCTTCTAACAAAAAGAGTTGCCAATGGGATCTTTTTTATTGAGATTGGTTGTTTCAAAATGAGAAATGGAATGAGAGTTGAAAGAACATACACTCTTATGGTAGAAGAGATAGAACAAGTAGAGGAAGTTAAATGAAATCACTTCATATTCATTCGCAAAATCAACAACACGAAGAAGCTCGCATAGCAGGAACAAGAGAAGCTTTAGAAGCTTTGCAAAAAGCACTTAATCAACTTATTTCTTCTGGCAAATCAGAAAAAGATGTTAAAATCCAATTTGAATGTAATGACGGAGAAAGTTATGAGTTATTTGTTCAAATGAAGCCAGATCTTGGAGATGATAGTCTTCCTTATGCTTCTGGGAAGAAATGGGATGGAGAAAGCGTATGAAAGAACAGCATCAGAATAAGGTAGAACTTTTAGGGCATTACGGTGGGGATTTGCAGCACGCAATGTCTGCTTGGACTTCAACGGTTCGTGATATTGATGAAGCCAAGCTTGGACGTATGCCAGCACTTCTAAAGATGCTTGCAGAAAATCATCACGAAACTCCATTTGAGAAATCAAGTCTACATTTCCTTGTTACAACCGAGGTCGCCTCACATATCCATCTTATCAAACATCGTATTGGTGTTTCTGTTAATGGTGAGAGTGCCCGCTATAAGGAACTTAAAGACGACAAGTATTTTGTTCCCCAAGATTGGGACGATGAAGAAGTCAATCTTTATGTAGCCCATATGGAAACCAGCCTTAAGAACTATCACGATTGTTTGAATCGTCTTGTAGCTAAAGGTGTATCCCGTAAGCGTGCAAAAGAGAGCGCAAGACTATACCTTCCATATGGTAATCAGTTGACGGCTGACGTAATGTTTAACTTCCGTTCATTTGCTCATTTCCTTGGATTGAGATATTCAACTCATGCTCAAGTTGAGATTAGAGATATCTCCAGACAGATGTTAGAGCAAGTAGTTAATATTGAAGGAAATCCTTTCCAACATACTCTTAAAGCGTTCGGTTTAGTAGATGAAAGTGGAAAGATTAGAGAACCTTTTGAATGAGCCTAATATTTAACGGATATGGCATTTAATTATAGAACAGGTCCAAACAACGTAGGCGAATATCAAGCAAGTGGGTTACCATACGTAACTCAATCTGTTGCAACCGCTGGTTCAGTATCTCAAGTTCAATTTCCATTTGTAACAAACGAGATTACTGTAAAGAATAATACTGCTGGAATACTAAAAGTTGCATTTACTGCAAATGGGTTGGCAGGTTCTAACTTCTTTACATTACCGGTAAGTGGTTCTTATGATGCACGTTTACGTGTTACAGACTTGTTTTTATCAGCTCAAGCCGGTTCAGTTACATATGAAGTAGTTGCCGGACTAACAACTATTGCAAGACAAGATTTCTATATTCTTACTGGCGCTCTTAACGTTTTCTCAGGCTCTGAACAACAAATACTTGATTATGGTCTAAAGGGTCTTGGATATTTGGGGATCGGTTAGTCAAAACGTTACCTCTGATATATACTTACTTATGAGAGAACTTTATTCTCTTAGAAAGAGATTAAGTATATGGAATACAAATATGAGGGACATTCGCTTAAAAGCGGTGTTTATAAACTAACTAATAAAATAAACGGTAGAATATATATTGGTTCTGCAAAACTATTCAAAGTACGTTGGAGCCAACATTCTAAATCTTTAGAAACCAACAAGCATTCAAACAAGTTTCTTCAATCTGACTACAACAAATGTGGGACAGAGGCGTTTATATTTGAAGTAATAGAAGTTGTTGACGGAGACAAACAACAGCGTTTATTGGTTGAGGAACGTTACATAAAGCAACATTTTGATAATGGAAATAATTGTTACAACTTATGTGATCGTGCAATAAGTCGTGAGGGTCATGGTGCTAAAGATCCGGAAGAAACAAAGAAGCTTATTTCTCAAAGGAGCAAAGAAGCTTGGGATGATCCTGACAAGAGAGAAAAGCGTTTAGTAAAGATGCGTTCAGAGGAGTTTCGAAATAAGCAATCTGAAAAGCAAAAAGAGGTAAGTGCAAATCCAGAATATAGAAACTCGGCGTCGGCGAACCGCAAAAGGCATGAAAATCCGGAAGAGAGAGAGAAACACTCACAATCTTTAAAGGAGGCATGGGCAAAAGATGATGGCAGTCGCAAGGCTATGGCTTCAAAGTTAGGTAAACAGGTTTACGAAGCCAACAAGACTTCTCTGCGTGAAGCTTGTAGAAAAGCTTGTGCTAAAGAATATGGATATGTTAGATCGCCAGATGGAGCAATAATAAAAGTTATTAATGCTGCGAAGTTTTGTAGAGATAATAACTTATCATATAATGGAACGATATATAACTTGTTGAGTGGTCGGATTAGGACTTATAAAGGTTGGACTTTGTATGTTCCTGCTGAATGAAACCTGCCCTTTAACATATAACACTTTAAAAAGACAGGATTAACGTCCTGTCTTTTTTGTTTAACTGATATAAAACGATAAATGTCCATGTTAAGCTTCCTTAAATAGAAAGAGGAGATAATGGGAAAATATACAGATTTAGCCGAAAAAATCGGCAAGCTGGTTGATGAAAAGAATGCGGCATATGGTTCATCATTTGATCAAGCCGGAGATTTCTTAAAGCTGTTGTATCCAGATGGCATACCAGTAGATTCATATACAGATATGCTTTGCGTAGTTCGTATATTTGATAAGCTTAAGCGTATTGCTACTCGCAAGGATGCATTTGGCGAGAGCCCTTATGGCGATATCGTAGGCTATGGTCTACTTGGTCTTTATAAGGATGGTGGGACTCAAAGGGTTGAGAATACAGAGCCAGAACCGGCTGCGTCAAAACCAGATGATGCCAGCAAAGCAAAAGAACAACCGGTAAAAGAAAAACCGCAAGTTCAAGAGAAGATAATGGCTCCTGTTCAAAAAGCAATAGAACACGTAGGAGTAAAGAAGGAAATAGCACCAGCAGTATCAGTAGCGGAGCCCCCAGCCGAAAAAAAAGTAGAGGCCGACCCAGTAAAAAAGCCTAATTGTGCGCTCTGTGGGTTGGAAGTAGAAGGCACAATTCCGGAAGAAGAACTTAAAGCTGGTAAAACAATTGTTCACAATGATTGCTATAGCAAATATTTGAGAGAACAAAAAGCAAAGGCAAGCACCTGATATGGAAACGTTTTTAATATCTGCCAGCTATTTTGTGGTTTTTAGTTTGGGTTATATTATAGGTAAAATCAATTCTATTCCTATAAACGTCAATATTCAAAACCCTGTGGCTCAGAATATTAATACAGAACCAACAGTAGAAAAGCCCGTTAGTTTTATAACCCGAGCAGCATCAGAAACATCAAATAAAGGTTCTTTTGGTAGCCTTCGTAAGATTGAAATTGATGATAGAAAGTTTATAACTGAAGTCAAAACTGATAGTCTTGAGAAGAAATTTGATGATCTAGGAAAGACAACAGTATCCAAAGACGAAGGTTTAAGTGCTAATGTTTCTAAACTTGCTTCATTGAAAAGGTCTAAAGAGGACTGAGCATGGGCTTTAAACTAATAACACGAGAAGAGTTAGATTTAATGCAACAAAAGAAAACAAAGAAGAGGAGTAAAGTGATGACTAAGCTTGGAAAAGGTTTAGACGTTGGAACGTCATTTGTCGTTTTAGCATCTGAACAAGAAGAAGGATCGGTTCAATATAAAGATTTTCGTGATGCTTTCTATTTGATTAAGCCATCAACCCCAATCGCTGCAAAGATGATTGAAAAGGGTCTTATTGGCAAGACATTCGTGAAAGACACGGATGGTTCATTCATTCTACTTGGCAAGGATGCTATTGAAAAGGCAGTAGAACGTAATGATAGCGCCAAACGTCCAATGTATCGTGGCGTAGTTTCCAGCAAGGAAAAGGATGCACGTAAAGTTCTATCCTATATCCTCAAGGAAGTAGCTGGAACACCAACAGAACAAGGAGAAAAGCTTGTATTCTGTATTCCTGCACAACCGATTGATCAAGATGATGAAGACTTTGACGTTGGATATCACGAAGACGTTGTAAAGAAAGTTCTATCTGACGTTGGTTATGCTCCAAGAGCTATTAACGAAGCAGAAGCCCTTTGTTACTCAGAACTTGAGAACGATGATTATACCGGCGTTGCTCTATCATGGGGTGCGGGTATGGTTAACGTCTGCGTAATGCTCAACGGTGAACCTGTATTGACCTTCTCTACTACAAAGAGCGGTGACTGGATTGATCGTATGTCTGCTGTTGCTACAGGTCAAACAGACAGCATTGTCCAGGCTGAAAAGGAAGAAGGCGACTTCACCATCGGTCAACCAAACGATAATCAAATCCTCGCAGCAGTGGCAGCTTATTATGAGCGGCTTATTGACTATACCACCAAACAACTTGCCGCTGCACTCTCAGACCACAAGGATCTTCCAAAGTTTAAGGACGCTCTTCCAGTTGTAGTAGGTGGTGGAACTACACAGGCTAAGGGTTTCGTATCTACATTCGCAAGAAAGCTTGAAGCTAATGGTTTCCCTGTTGCAGTTAAAGAAGTAAGACACGCTTCTGACCCTCTTCATGCGGTTGCACGTGGCTGCTTGATTGCTGCACAAATACTCTGATAATGTTGGTTACGGTTAATATTTAACCGTATGTTAACAGAAACAGAACATTTAGTTTATTTCTACAAAGCCAAGGTCAATAGAGTTATTGATGGAGATACCGTTGATATTCTCATTGATCTTGGTTTCGGTCTTTTTAAAGATGTAAAGGCTCGTTTTTGGGGAATAAACGCTCCAGAAATCTCCCATCCAAAAGATGAAGAAGAGTTGATGCGGGGTTTACAAACAAAAGCCCGTGTAGAAGAATGGCTTAAACTAAATGCACCAGATGACTACATCATTATCAAAAGTCATAATGGTAAAGACCTCAAACAAGAAAAATATGGTAGATGGTTAATAGAAGTTTATCCAATCGGATTTACAAAAGAGACAGTATCTTTGAATGACACACTTGTTAAAGAAAATCTTGCCGTTGAATTCATGCGATAATAAAGGTAATTTTATGTCAGACGAACATGATCCAATACCAGGGATTATCCTTGTTGTTTGTTTCTTTCTGTTATACCTTTCAGGCTACATTCCCTAAACTACATGGAAAAGGAATGGATATGTCTGAAGAAAATACAACAACTGAAACAAATAGAACCATCTTTAAAGTAGATGATAACGTTATTGCCATGGTAAGAGAATTAGTTCAACTCTCTCTTCTTACTGGCACAAACATTGTAGATCATCTTCGTTCTCTCGTAGTAGAGGTTCATCCAGAAGACAAGAGATACGTTACTCTTTGTCCAGAATATGTTGAGAGCTACAATCGTATGGTTGAAGGTCTTAATAAACAGGCTGAACAACAGATGCAAGAGAATGAACAAAAGCTTGCTGATACTGAAGTTGCTCCTCCTTCACTACTTGATTGATTTTCCTTCTTCCTCCAAAGATTAAACCCCGGAAAGCCCCAGATTTCCGGGGTTTTTTATTACTTGAAATCTGTCCCCCCTTCTGCTATATTAAACAATATATGAAGAACTACACGATCATCTACTCGTTCAACGGTCATGCGAAGTGGGACACGGTTAAGGCTGCGTCTGAGACTGAGGCTCGGCACAAGTTTTTCCGCCGAATGTCGGGGGATAACGTCGTCGTCCTTGACATTTTCCTTATGTGATTAGGTGAGTATCATGCGTTATAAGACTGAAATCCTTATTCATGCCCGTCAATATGCTTTTGATCGTGTCCGTGGTTTGGACAGCGATGATCTGGTGAATTTCGCCTTGGATCGCATGGATACGTTGCCCCCTCAACCTGCTTCGGAGTGGACTGAGAATTTTCTGATTAACTTTGCCCTTAATGAATTGATGAACGATTATCTTAAGGGACTTAACAAGTCTAATCGCTGATTTATAGTTCGGAAAACTGAGAGGAGATAGGAAAATGGTTGGTGATCTTGAAAAGCTGCTGAACAAGGGTGACAAGCTTGCTATGAATGTGCTTGGCAAGCCTTATGAGGTTGAAGTTATGGCAACGGACGTTTCTGAGTATGAGCGCCGTTATCTTATCGCATTCTCCGATAAGCCGGGGGATACGAAGTGGATCAATAATACGATTGTTCGTCAGTTTAAGTTTACGAATTGAATAGTTACATTTAAGAAAGAAAGAAAAGGTAATATATGCGTCTAACATGGGCAGGTAAGTTGTTGGCGGCTGGTGTGGCTCTTCGTCTTGCGGAAGCAGGTTTGCGTAGAGCGGCAGATAGCATGGATGATGGTGGTGGCGATCACGTTGTTCTATCTCAGGATCAGATCAACGCAGCGCATAGTTTTGCTGCAAGCCAGGGCATTTCTCTTCGTGAGGCTGTTCTCCGACTTTATAATCTTAATCTTATTGACTGATTAAATGATAACTCCCGGTTATTATAAACGTGAATGTAAGTGGAACCCGACTTCGGGTAAGCTTTATCAAAATTATTATACGCCGGGATTTATTTTTAGCGATAAGCCATCATATCCAAACCCATATGGTCGTGGGCACAATTATAAGGAATATGAGCGGATCCCGCACAGGGATATCTTCATGTTTATTGGTGGTCCCGGTGGTCGTCAGCGTTGCCCCGATTATTTTGTAGCTTATAAGGTATTGTGGGGCGAACGCCTGGGGTGGTTGATTTATCCAGAATATTTTGCAGAAGACGGATATCATCCTATTGACCCAATTCGCCTATAAAAACAAGGGTTTTATTTTTCTTTTTATTACTTGAAAAACCTCCCCTCCCCTGCTATTCTGTATATAGATAGAGAGAAGGAAAGAGAGAGATTATGTCGGTCAAGGTTGTTGCTGCTCCCCGTCGTGTTCGTGGCGTCCGTGTTGAGCAGAATTGTCAGCATTGTGAAGCGGTTTTCTCGTATGTCCCTTCGGACGTGCGTTCGGGGATTTCGCAGGGTGATGGACGTGGTATGGGTCATGTGCCCTATCGTATCGTCGGCTGCCCCTGCTGCCGGAAGGCTAATGACCTTCGTAGCCCTGCTGAGATTCGTGAGGCAGCCCGTCAGATTGCCGCTGAGTTGGTTTACGATAACGAGCGTTACTGATTAAGCCTTAAAGAGCTAAAGGAAAGAAGCAAAATGAACTTTGTTGCAAAGCCGGTTGATATTTGCGGAATGTCCCTTGCGCTACACGTTGATAATGTGAAGATGCATAATGTGCTTTCCACGTTCGCTGCTGGTCGCATGGAAAGCTGGGGCGAAACCGAAAAGGGTTATTCTAACTACGATATCGGTTTCGTTTGCGAGGAAACTGGTGAGACGTTTTACGTCTATGATCGTTGGGGCGCTGTGCGTATCGGTGCTCATAATCCGGATAGTGCTGGTGTTCGTGAGCTTGCTTCCTTCCTTGTGAATAGCCTTTCTAACTGATAGGAGATTTAAGATGCATTGCCAGAAGTGTTCGGGTGAGGGTCGTGTGATGGTGCAGGATGATGGCAACCATTGGCATTGGGAGGCTTGCTCCGATTGCAACGGGTTTGATGATATGGTGGTTGCTGGCGATACTTTTGGTGACGTTCCTCCGTATATGTTTTGCACGGATAACTGCGACGACCTTCCCTGGTGATAATCATGTATAATCTTTACCTTGACGATATCCGTAATCCTCCTGCCGATAGGGATTGGCTTGTGTGCCGGTCCTCTCAGGAGGCTCTTGATCGGATTGTTGAGAACGGTATGCCTTCGTTCTTTTCCTTCGATCACGATCTCGGAGAGGAGGATACCACGATGGTTTTTCTTCGGCGTCTTGTGAACGAAGTGTGGGATGGGGTTTCGGTTCCGCCTGACTACGTTATCCACTCGGCAAATCCTGTCGGTGTCCAGAATATCCGTAGCTTTATGGATAGCTGGCGAAAGAGCATGAGCCTGTGAATTTTAAGCCTGGGAATTTGGTAAGAGTTCGCCGGGCTTTGCCTTTGTCTTTTGTCCGGTGCGTCAATCTTCATACCGCCGATTGGCATGAGTTTTATTCAGATCAAGTCGCCATTTATCTTTCATGGGGTGGTTCAAAATGTAATGGTGCTACTCAGGTTGCCCACATTCTAATCGGTGACGTTAAATGCTCCATTGATGAAAACGAAATTGAGCTTGTTCCTACAGAAGAATAAAGCAGTTTATATTAACGACAAAATCGGATAAGATATTAATATGTCATTGGGATTGTGCTGTCAGTATATCGAGCCGGTTCGTAAGCGCACCGGAAATGTCGTTTATAAAAATATCATTGAGGAGAAGACCTTGCAGCTTGGTGCATTCAAAGCTGGCAAGTATCCCCTCTCTCGTATTCGTTCCACCTATCATCATAACGTTGATCAGCATATCAAGCTTGTGCCTCGGCTTGTAGAGCTTAATATTCGTTCATTCCGTCTCTCGTCCTGTTTGCTTCCTCTTTGGGATCAGAATAGTCAGATGATTAAGGATGATGCTATTCTTGTTGGTAAGCTTGAAAAGCTGGGTAAGCTATTTAGCAATAATGGCATCCGTGTCACAACGCATCCTGGGCAGTTTACCGTCCTATCCAGCGATAGTGTAAATGTCGTTAAGAATTCTATTACAGAGCTTGAATATCACGCATGGGTTTTTGACGTTATGGGTCTACCCCTTTCAAGCTATGCAGCTATTAATATTCATGGCGGCAAGGCTAATCGTTCAGACTCTATTGTAAACGTTTGTCGTTCTCTTCCGGATAATATTCGTTTGCGCCTTACTCTTGAGAATGACGAGAAGTGTTATAACGTTAGTCAGCTATTGGATATCCATGATCGTTGCGGTGTCCCGGTAGTGTTTGATAGCCACCATTTTACTTTCAATACCGGCAATATGTCATTTGCTCAGGCTTTTGATGATACCCGTTCTACATGGGGTTCTATCAAGCCATTGCAGCATCTTAGCAATACGGAACCCGGCATGGAGAATGCAGCCTTCAATCAGCGGCGAGCTCATTCGCAGTATATTCATCGTATTCCAGATATGCAGCTAGAAGCCCTGCGTAATGATACAATTGATATAGACGTTGAAGCCAAACATAAGAACCTAGCCCTGCTGGATATTCGTAGAAAGTTTAATATTTCCTGCTGAATTTAACCCTTGAGAAATCAAGGGTTTTTTGTTATTATAATAACATGGTAAAGCGAACAATTGTTGTGGGAGATATTCATGGGTGCCTGGACGAGTTTCGGGCACTTGTTGATCGTGTTGGCTATCGTCAGGGACAGGATCGTCTAATCATTGCGGGTGATCTTGTGGATCGTGGACCGGATAGTGCTGGTGTCGTGCATTATGCTATGAACATCGGTGCAGAGGCTATCCAGGGTAATCACGATGCGAAGCTTCTTCGTCGTCGGGGGCATATGATGCGCTCGGCAACTAATCCTCAATATCGTAATCCGATGCAGCCAGACGTAGATCAGGAACAGACTATTTCTCAGCTAACTGACATTGAGTTCACATGGCTTGGTGGACTTCCGTATTATATTGATCTTCCTGAGTTTAATACGGTTGTGGTTCATGCAGGTCTTCTTCCCGGTAGGGCGCTGAATAAGCAGTCTAAGGAGACTATGACGATGGTTCGCTACGTGCATCCGGTTGAATATCGTATGATGCCGCTTGTTATTCCTGGCTTTCGTAAGCCAGAGGGAAGTGTGTTTTGGGCTGATATTTGGGATGGTAAGCAGGACGTTATTTTCGGACATACGGTTGTGGGACGAGAGTGGATTAAGGATTGGGATGCTCAGAGTGGTGCCCGATGCTATGGGATTGATACCGGCTGTGTGTTTGGTGGTCATTTGTCTGCAATGATTCTTGATCCGGATATGCCTCATGGTCGTGAGGTAGTGCAGATTAAGGCTGCAATGGAATATTCCCATTATGGTGCAGGCGGCTGATAGTTAAAGCTTAATAAAAGCAGAAAGGCGACTCAGAAATGGGTCGCCTTTTTCTTATCTAACTTCTGCAAAATATTGAACACGTTCATCTTTCATACGTCCAATAATGTAATTTACGATTTGAATTCCTTTATCGGCTTCTGTCATAAACCAGAATGTTCTGAAATAGTTTGGGTCTTCGCTAACCCCCATAAAATAATAATAAGCATCTGATGCCACGTGCATAGAACGATATATAAGTTCTCTTGCTTCGTTTGTAGGCATATCAGACAAAGATGGTATCTTCCACCAGATTTTGATTAACTTCTTTTTATTTTTTTTCATATGATATTTGCGATTGAAGTTCTAACATCTTCACCATTGCAAACAGCATTTCCAATTGCATCCCAACCTGGGACTTGTTTACGAGCAAAGACTTCAATCATATCATAGCCTGGACCGAAAGCACTTTCAATCAATTCACGAAACACTTCGGGTTTTGTAGAGTGTCCTTCTCTTGGAGCCAATACAACTTGTGGAAGCTTTGAATTAATAAGCTTAATAGGTCTTCCAGCTTTCTTAGTAGTGGCGACCAATAAGAATTCTGTAGTAGGTTTGCTATAGGTTGGAGGAATGCCCTGTGCATTGATTATACCGCCGTCCTTGCGTGTCTTTACCCAGATATGACCTACGCCCCGGTAGTGAAGTCCCCAAGCCTTTATAGCCTCTATAGCGGCGTTTAGACGGGGCGTGGTAGCCCATACAAATACATAAGCATCTTTCTTTAAGATCTTTTTTAGGGGAAGATTATTAACATCGGTATCGGTCATTAGTTGATAATGTTTACCTGCGGCTGCATCTTTGTTTGGGTCACCAAAATGCGCCCACGGTGGGTCAATCAACAAAACATCGTAACGCTTGCCTTTGAGTGGATGGGGAGGAGGAATGATTAGATTTGTCATCGTCTATATGTCTTTAGAGCTAAAAGATTAGAAGTAGGATCAAGCAGCCTCTTTGGTTGAGCAGTATTTTGTTTCCAAATAATTGGCTGAATAGTTCCTTGGGTATACCATTCTAAATGCAACATTGCATGGTTTGTTATGGCACACTTTATAACAGCTATTTTAGAGCCGGGCTCAATTAATTGTCCAATGCTGATATCCTTTAATACTTCTACTTCCCCATATAGAACAACTCCAGATGCGCCTTCAATCATGATCGCATGAGTTGTATCTAAATCCGGATATGAAGTTCCCATACCGGTAAATTTAAATATATCAATTACCGTTCCACCTTCTACTGCATGAACAGAAGAATATTCTGGAACGTATAAGTCTATTCCAGTATGAACGTTATAATTCTTTGAATATCCAAAACCTGCTGGATGGTATTTGCCTATAGGCAAGCTCCATGAAACTGCTGGTAATGGGTCTTTCCAAGTAATATTTTGCATTTGCTAACGTTAATAACTATTTATTATCGGTAACGTTTGCCAAAAACGAGAATATTATTTGGGTGATAATATTTATAGCTACCACAGGAAGAAGGTAAAAAAGATATGGCATCAATTTCAACAACAATAAATACAACCCAAGGCGTTGTAAGTTCATTAGACGAAACACCAGAAATCACATTTGGTTCTGATACATCTGTTGTTTTCTCTGGTAGCGTAGATTTTTCAGCAGCATCTGTTACAGGTCTAACAGTAGTTCCAAATGTAGCTGAATTAAATGATTCGTTCTCTACATCAGAAACATATAATTGCTCTGGAAATGTTCGTGTATTCAAATACAATGCATTAGCAATCAACAACAACTGGGCAGTTGCAGCAGTTACAAACTTAACAATCAGCGACAATCAAGGAACAACAATTAGAATTCTTGGTTCAACCGCTTCTGATAGAACTGTTACACTTACCGGCATGACAGTAAATGGCGTAGCTGCAACTGTCAATCCAGGATCTGTAAAAGCAAAACAAAAGGGCAGCGGTATTGCTCTTGATGTTGTTAAATCAGGTGGCGCATATTTCGTATTCGGTTCATCACTCGTTGCCGAGTGATCATAAGACAAAAAATAATATTTCCAATATATTTGGGTGATGACGAAAATATCATTACCCATTTTACCTGAGCGCAAATGTGGCAATTGTCAAAAATGTTGTGAAGGTTGGTTAGAAGCTGACATATATGGAAATAAAATGCAAGCTGGACAGCCGTGCTTCTATCTTGAAAAAGGAGAAGGCGGCTGTTCTATTTATGAAAATCGTCCTAAAGATCCTTGCATAGATTATAAATGTGCATGGTTAGAAGAACCTGGCACATTTCCAGCATGGCTTAAACCAAATCTATCAAATGTCATTATAACAAAAAAAACAATTGAAGATACAGATATTAGCTATTATCAAGCTGTAGAGGCTGGAAGTAAGATGGATGCATCTGTTTTGCATTGGTTTATGATGTTTGCATTGAGAACTGGAACTTGCATAATGTATGAAATAGAAGGAAAATCTCATACGTTAGCCAGTCCTCAATTTGATGCCGCTTATAATGCCGCTGTTCAAAGAAAAAAGAATTCTTAATTGAGAAATAAAAAAGGGAAGGTCGCAAGACCTTCCCTTTTTCTTTTTAGTTATCTATTATTTCAGCGAATGGGCTTACCATTTGGAAGACGGAATTCCGTTTCAATCTTGAATTCGGCATGGAAACTTGGAATACCAACGTGATTGACGAGATTGTGCTTAAGAGCCTCATTAGCGTCAAGGAACCAATCGGCGTGCTTCTTCTGATGAACAAGCTCGAGGAAATAGTCTTCCTTGTGTCCGCAGTTCTTTGCCATTGTTCGAAGAATAGCCTCATTCAAACGATCCGTCTCGGCGGCGTTTGACTTAATCTCTTCATTCTTGCCCCAACCCATGCTGGATACTTCATGGATCATTACGGTAGCTGATGGAGCACAGAAACGATATCCTTCTGCACCACAAGTAAGAAGAACAGCGCCACATGACATAGCCTTGCCTTCTACAATGGTAGCTACCTTAACCTTACAAGCATTAATCATATCAACCATAGCAAGAAGCGAATAGACTTCGCCACCGTAGCTATCAATGATAATCGGCAAGATTTCCTGCTTTGCCTTTACGCAATGATCTTCTGCTGCTTCCAACTCTTCGCAGAACTTATTTGCTGTTTGTTCTGTAAAGGGACCAGAGAACTTGATATAGATCGGCATATAACACGCCGACTCAATATCCTTAACTCTTACTCTTTCGTCTACATTAACTGTATATCTCATTTGTTACTTCCTTTGATTAGTTGTGTCATATGTTGCAATACTTTTAGGGTCAAATCAGCGTCATAACTGGCTTCATGCCGTTTGCTTTCATCTACGTCAATCATCATAGCAGAAGCCATTTCAGAGAGACTGTAAGCATTGAGCTTAGGAACTATTCCAGTAAGAGCAAGAAACTTACCAATTGATGCAGTATCAATATGTCTGCGATCAAAATAACGGTCCCAATCTTCTAGGATATGGGTTTTAACAAACTTTACATCAAAACGGACATTATGACCAATTGGTGTTAGTTTTTGATTAAGGGACCATCCACAAATATAGTTTTTAAAGCGGGTTTTAACTTCAGAAATAGGTTTTGCTACACGATCATGCTCTGAGATATTAATACGGTTAATACTAAGACCTTCAGCACTTAGATGATATATACCATCATCGGGCTTAATCTTTAAATCAATTGTATCCAGAATCTTAAGGTTTTCGTCAAGAATATGTCCATAAAGAGTTAGGAGGCTCATTTCTTTACGAACACCACCTGTTTCTGTATCGAACAAGAAATATTTAGGATTGTCTATTGTTGCCATATATCCATCATACACTCATGGATTAAAAATATAAAGACTATTTTGCTTTTATGGAACGCTACCAATTAAGAGATAGATAATTAAGAATATCCCATGACCAAAAAAACAAATCTGCAAAAACTATTAGAAGCTATGATGATGAATAATGCCGGTCCTAACTTTTACGGCAATCCATCATTTGGTGGCACAGGCAACTATGGCATGGGCGGTTATACCCAATTAGCTCATTTCGGTCTTAATCCAGCAACTGAAGCTATAGCAGATCAAGAACAAGAAGAACTTGAACAAAACATAGAAGATCAAGAGTGGATTAATAACAAGTATCGTAGAGGATTTGGATTTAATGCAGATGAAGATCCAGTACCACATTGGAATGGTAGAGTTGGTTCTGTAGAAACTGTCGCTGAGAGTGCTCCTTATGATAACTCAGTTTCTCGCATGAGAGATTTGCCTGGTTTCCCAGCACCCAATACTCTCGTTGAACCTAAAACGTTTACTCCGCAAAATGCTGGAGCAGATTATGAAAATCCAATTGATGGACGTAAAGTAGAATACTTGGGTCCAACCCTTAATGGTGTTGAGTTAGATGACGCAACAGGTAATTTCTCCGCTTTGGCTTTAGAACTATCTGAAGAATTAATCGGCAAAAGAATCAAGAAACTAACAGATCCAGATAAAGAGTTGAATAAGTTGATTGGTCCGGATCCAGATATAGATGATGAAACGGAACATAAAGAAGATGCTGCCGAAATAATACTTTATGATTTGATAAAGGAATTGGCAAAACAATACATTAATGAAATTCTTGGTGCTCCAAAAGCTACAACTCCAGATCGTTTAGGTTGGAATAATACCCGAACAAATTCACTAGCTGCCTGGAGAAACCATATTAGTCCAGATCAACCTCCAACAGAAACATGGCGTCCACAGTTTGGAGAGAATGCAGAACAAAATCCTCCTGTAGATTATGTACCGGCTCAAAAAAGTCCGTTAGGAGGATTTGGTTCAATTGGTTGGCCAAAGCAATTTGTTCCAGCAGACTATGAGGCTACCTTTGGTCAAGACGAAGGATTTGGCGAAGATTTGTTAGGCGCAAGAAGATTAAGACAGTCTCCTACAGATGATGATCGTGTTGGAGTTAATGCAAGTATAAGAGAGGCACATATGAAACAGTTAGAAGCCCTATTAGAATATCTTTTGAATGAAGAAGTCCTTAACGAAGGAATAGATGAAGGGGAGAATGCTCCAACCAATCCAAGCCTTTGGAGCCGTGCAAAGGCTCAGGCTAAGAAAAAGTTTAAGGTATACCCATCTGCTTATGCAAATGCATGGGCATCTAAATGGTATAAGGGTAAAGGCGGGGGCTGGCGTAAGAAAGGTAAGAAAAAATGAACGAAGACTTACGCAAGTGGTTTTATGTTTATGCCTTGGTAAATCCAATTAATAACGTTATATTTTATATCGGCAAAGGATCTAAAAGCAGAGCATATGATCATTTAAAACCATCTGGTTGGGGCAATAATCTTCATAAAAAACATACAATTGAGAACATTAGATCATGTGGAAAAGAACCTTTAGTGATGTTTTTACATGAAAATTTAGAAGAGCACGTTGCTTTCCAACTTGAAATAGAAGAAATTAAAAAACATAAAGAACTTGGGTTTAAACTTACAAACATGACTGATGGCGGTGATGGTGGTCCTAAAAGATTTGGTAGTAGAAGTATAGAGGAAAGAAGATACGTATCTCAAAAAACAAAAGAAGCAATGTGGAAATCAGATACAAGACAAAGACATTTGCAATCAATACAAAGTGATTTAAATAGAAAAAATCTCAAAGAAGCTCAGAAATTAAAAATTAATGCAAATCCCGATTGGCATAAAAAATTTACTAAATCAAATTACAATGAAGAATATAGAACTCGTAAAATCATTAGAGACGATGGAATGATATTTAATTCGGCTGAAGACGTTGCTAAACACTACAATACCAATCTAAGCGTTATAGTAAGGCACCTTTTAGGAAAAAGAAAAACTTATAAAAAATATGTTTTTAAATTCGTGGATTGATTATGGAAAAATTAATTGAAGAAATAATTGAAGAAATATATCACAATTCTGGGCTTGGCAAATGGTTTTCTCAAGACTGGAAAGATATTAGCCGCAAGAAAAAAAGCGGTGGACACCCAGCTTGTGGCGCTTCCGCTGATAAAGGTGTAAGAGCAAAGGATAGCTCACGTAAATATCCAAAATGTGTTCCAGCAAACAAGGCTAAGAATATGAGCAAAAAAGAAAAGCAAAATGCTGTAAGAAGAAAGCGTCGTGCTCCAAATGAGCCAGGTTCTCCAGATAACGTTAAGACCAAAGTTCAAAAGGAAAACTGGGAAAAGTGGCATCCATCAAGAGATAAAATTTATTCTCATGGAGTTCCAAGCAATAACGCTCCTGAGAATCCAGAGCCTATGGGCGGTGCAATAGCCTTTGAAAAAAGCCGTGAAGAAGTTCTTTCTCAACTTAAAGAATATATTCAATATTTGATTAAAGAGGCAACTATGCCTGCTCGTCCAGCAGCTATGCGTGGATTTGGAGCTCCTCAACAAGATCCTCGTGCAACTCAAGAAAATGCAATCAATAATATTGATGACGCAATAGCTCTTCTTAATAAGAATGATAAAGAGTTGACCCCTGAACAAAAAACAAATTTAGAAAATTTCGTTGTCAAATATGCTTATGACACAATTGGCACTAAAAAAACTCCAATGTATAGACAAGAAGATTTAGATAGAATGTCTGATAGTCTTGGATATGGAAATTTTACCGGTATAATAAATGATAAAATTCCTAACATGACAGAAAAAGGTGGTCAAATATTTAGTGCTCTAGAATTATATGACGGTAAAAGAGCATTCGCAGGACGTAAACAACCAGCTCTTTCTGCTGGCATTAAAGGCGCCGCTTCGCCAAAACAACAAAGCGTAGACGTATCTAAAACTGTTGAAGTTTTAAAATCAAAAGAAGTTCAAGATGCAATTCAAGGATATATTGAAAAGTTGAAAGCCGCTGGAGTTTCAAGCCCAGAGATATCAAAAAGAATTGCTGACTTGGGAGGAATGATTGATCCAAACTATCCAACAGCTTTAGCAGCGTCTACGATTAAAGGATTAGACCCTCGTTATCTTGGACCTCCACAAGTTTCACCAGAAGAAAAAAACGTATTTCAAAAAGTCAAAGGTTTCTTCGGATTGAATGAAGAAGAAACAAAACAATTGATGGAAAGCTATAATATCAGAACTCAAAAAGATTTTGATATCTTAGTAGAAGCCGTTGTTCAAGTAATCCTTAAGGAAGGTAAATGATATGGATGATTGGGAAGCAAAGTATTGGGCAAATAGAGCGGCACAAATCCAACAGCAGCCACAACGCCCACAATATCACCAACAACCTACACGTCCTCAAATGCCAGAGGTAGACGTTGCTGGTATGCTCATGCAAAGAGCTATGATGCAACAACCAACTTCTCCTGGTGCGGTATACCTCCGTGAAGGCGCAAACTATTATCGTCAAATACAAAATCCAGATGGATGGGGAACCACAACTACTCTTATCCGTAGTATGGGTGCATTATCTGGAGTAGCCAATAAAGAGTTTGCTATAATGGGAGAGATGCGAGCCTACTGTGTGGATGACTTACCGTCTATAGATTTATCTAAAATCAACGAGCAGCCTCAAAGAATGAAAGATTTAGTAAGAGTAAGAGCTCCATTTGCAGGAGATTTGTTAGTTGAACGTTCCGCTATCGTAAATGGCGGCGGAAACAATACGTCATATGGTGGAAAAAGCTTATTGAAGGGTTGAGGAATATATGACAAAGAGGGCGCTTGTATTAAGTGGTGGTGGAAGTAGGGGAGCCTATCAAGTTGGTGCAATACAAGCGTTATTAGAAGCTGGAAGAACATGGGATACAGTTCATGGCATTTCTGTTGGTGCCCTCAATGCTTCTTGGATTGCAATGCACTCCCCAATTGAACAACCTCACAGCGTCGGCGGCTTATTAGATATCTGGAACAACATAAATACTTCCGATGATATCTACACACGTTGGAACCCTGTTAAACCTATCAACTATCTTTATTCAATGTGGAAAGGTTCTCTGCATAGCGGGCAACCTTTAAAGAATATTGTTGACAAGTTTCTCATTAGAGAGAAGATGATATCAAGCGGCGTTAAACTTACTGTAGGTTGCGTAAACCTCAATACTACAGAATATACCGTAATACATGGGGATAATCCTGCAATAAAAGATTTTATATTAGCTTCCAGCCACTTGCCACTCGTCTTTGAACCAATAGATTTATATGGAGAAAAATGGGTAGACGGTGGTATACGTCACCAGATCCCAATTTATGAAGCTCTTAAAGAACGTCCAGATGAAATAGACGTTATACTCACTTCCCCTATAGCCATTAGAGATCGTATGTTGCCAGCTACAAATCTCACAAGCGCCCCTAGAGTGGCTTTAAGGGCTTCCGAAATAATGAGCGACCAGATTTATCTTATGGACTGCTATACCGTTCTAAGAGCCGCTAAGACGCTGGAAAACGTAAAGATTAATGTCTATATCCCAAGCGTATCCCCAAATCAAA